TCACCGGACCCCGCGCTGCGCGAGCAGGAGCAGCGCGTCATAGGGTGTCGCGACCATCTCCTTCAGGACATATTGGGCGTATCGCCGCTTGAGCACGAGGCCCCGGTCGGACGGCATACGCGGTCGCTCGACACGGTAGCCGAGGAGGCGGAAGAGCAGGGCGCAGCGCGGCTGGTGGAAGGGGCTGGTGCAGACGGCGACGCTTCGGCAGTCGCCGCGCCGGCGCAGGATCTCGTCGCACAGCCTGACGGATTCGAGCGTATCCCGGCCATGCGTTTCGGGGATGATGCGTCCCGCGGCGATGCCGGCGATCATGAGATCGCGCTGCATCGCCTCGGCTTCCGTGAGGCCGGACGGGCCGATGCCGCCGGTCGGGATGAGGATGCCATCGGGATGGCCTTGCGCCCAGGCCAGCGCACCCTGGACGCGGCGGCGCAGCGTGGGGCTCAACCGGCCATCCTCCCAGACTGCCGCGCCGAAGATGATGGCATAGTCTTTCACGTGGGCGGCTTTTTCCTGCGGGGATACGGCGCCGATCCGGCGCCTGGACGAGTCAATGCCCGGATTGGCGGTTGATTCAACCATAGGCCGCCCAGCCCTAAGCAGCCTGCATGTGCATTCCCACCCCCACCATGCCCAAGGCAACCACCATTCCCGAACGGCAGGCGCTGAAGCTGCCGGACAATGGTGCCACCGCTCCCCGTATCGATGACGAGATCCGGCGTCGCCGCGCGATGATGGCGACGGCCTATACCGGATCGCTCGGCCTCGGCTCGGGCCCCGCCACTACCAGCGCGCTGGGGGGCTGATATGGCCCTCACTCTCAAGGAGCGGTGCAACCGCCGGCTCGGTGCGCTCAAGGCTGCGCGGCAGCCTTATGAGGCCGAGTGGCGGGAGATCGCGAAATTCGCGCAACCCTCGCACTCGCGGTTCCTCAACAGCGAGCAGAACCGCAATTTCACCCGATCGAACAAATCGGTGCTGAACAGCCATGCGATCCTCTCCTTCCGGACGCTGACCGGGGGAATGACGAGCGGGCTTTCCTCGCCGTCGCGGCCGTGGTTCCGGCTGGCGCCGTTCGACGCCGATCTCGCCGGCGATGCTCCAGTCCGGAACTGGCTGGGTGAGGTCGAGCGACGGATCTACGCCTTTCTGGCCGGCACCAATTTCTACGGTGCGATGAAATCCGGCTATGCCGAGATGGGCATGTTCGGCACCGAGGCATGCGTGATGGTCGAGCATTGGCAGGCGGGCGCCGTGTGCCATGCAATGACCGCCGGCGAATATTGGCTGGCGCTCTCCGATGCGAGCGTGCCCGACACGCTCTATCGCCGCTGCCCGATGACCGTACACCAGGTGGTGCAGTCGTTCGGGCTCGACGGGGCAAGCGATTTCGTGCGCAATGCCCATGATTGCGGGCGCTACGACCAGCAGATCAATGTCGTCCACGCGATCGAGCCCAACAAGGACCGGATCGAGGGGCTGAAGACCGCCTCGGGCAAGCCCTGGCGCTCGGTCTATTGGGACGAGAATGACGGCGATGCGGAGCGGGTGCTGCGCGTCCAGGGCTATGAGGAGCAGCCCTTCTGGGCGCCGCGCTGGGACACGATCGGCGGCGACACCTATGGCACTTCGCCCGGCTTCGACGCCTTGGCCGACATGCGTGAGCTGCAGCTGCAGACCAAGCGCAAGACCCAGGCGACCGAATTCCTGGTGAGGCCGGAGAAGATCGTGCCGGCCTCAGTCAAGCTGACGGGGCAGGCGGGCAATATCGTGACGGCGAGCCAGGTCGATGCCGCGGGCGTGATCGTGCCGTACAAGATCGACCCTGCCGCGATCAGTGCGATCGTGGAGGACGTGCAGCGCTGCTCGGAGGCGATCGACCGGCTGACCTATGCCGACCTGTTCCTCGCCATCACCAATATGCAGGGCGTGCAGCCGCGCAATGTCGAGGAGATCGCCAGCCGCAACGAGGAGAAGCTGACCCAGCTCGGGCCGGTGATCGAGCGGGTGAACAGCGAGAAGCTCGAGGTCGCGATCGACCGGGCGTTCGGCATCATGTCACGCAAGAAATTGCTGCCGCCGGCGCCCGAGCATCTGCAGGGCCAGGCGATCAAGGTCGATTTCGTGAGCATCCTCGCGCAGATGCAGAGGATGGTCGGGCTCGGCCAGATCGAGCGGACGGTGTCGTTCATCGGCAATCTGGCGGGGCAATTCCCCGAGGCGGGTGACCGGCTCGATGTCGATGCGATCGTCGACGATTATGCCGATCGCGCCGGGGCGCCGCCGCGGATCATCCGCTCGGTGGATGAGGCGCAGGCGCTGCGGCAGCAACGCGCGCAGGCGGAACAGGGCGCGAAGCTCGCGGCGATGGCCGGGCCGGCGCGGCAGGGGGCCGATGCCGCCCGGTTGCTGAGCGAGGCGGCGCAGAATGGCGGACTGGCCGGGCTTGCCGGCGCGGCCGGTGGTGCGAAGTGACCGGCGCGAACTCCACCCTTCGTCACCCCGGACTTGTCCCGGGGCCCACCTGTCCGCAATCACCACGATCCATAGAGCGTGCGGCACAGTGGGCCCCGGAACTAGTCCGGGGTGACGGCGAGGCCACAGCCTCATGATCGACCGCGCCGACAAGCTCACCCTGCTCGAATCCGCTGCATTCCGGCGCTTCCTGCTCGCGCTCATCCAGGCGGGCGGAGTGTTCGAAACCACTGCCACATCGGCCGACGGGCGCGGCCTTTTTCTCGAGGGCCGACGGAGCCTCGCGCTCGAAATGCTGCGCAGCATGGATGAGGTGCAGCCTTTGCCCTCGCCCGCGGGGATTCCCGCCCAGACGTTGATTCAAACCCTGCGCGAACAGGTGCAGTCAGCGCACAAGGAGACAGCAATTGATCGACGACACGACGTCTATGCAGAGCTTCGAGACGGGGATTGAACCCGATGCACCCGAGGGTGCGATCGAAGCTGACACAGCATCTTTCGATACCGGCGAGACGCAGGAGGAACTGGTCGAGCAGGACGGGGAAGAGTTCGACGGGGAGGGGGGGCACGAGGTTCCCGAGGCCTATGAGCTCGAAATGCCCGGCGGCTTCACCATCGACTCCGCAGCACTTGCTGCGGCGACGCCGGTGTTCAAGGAACTCGGCCTCTCGAATGAGCAGGCCAACAAGCTGATGCCGGTCGCGGCGCAGTTCGCGGCGGGGCTTTCGGACAAGCTCAACGCGCAGATCCTCGGCCAGGTGCGCGCCGACCGCAAGGCCTGGCTCGATACCGCCATGACTGACCGCGAGATCGGCGGGGCCAACTGGAAACAGACGCTGGCGAAGGGCGCGTTCGCGCTCGACAATCTCGGCTTTCCCAAGGGATCGCCGTTCCGGGTGCTGCTCGACGAGAGCGGGCTCGGCAACCATCCGGAGATGATCCGCGCCTGGGCCAAGGTCGGCCGGGCGATCGGCGAGGACGGCGATTTCGTCCGCGGCGCCGGCACCCCCCATTCACGACGGGACACGGCGGAGACGCTCTACCCAAACGACGCGCCTAAAGGAGGCAATTGAACCATGGCTACCATCGGCAACACGTTTCTCAGCCTGATCGACCTGTACAAGGGCACCGGCGGCACCAACGCGCAGATCGGCGAGGTGATCGAGGTGCTGCGCCAACTCAACCCGCTGATGGAAGATGCGGTGACGGCGGAGGCCAATATGGGCACCTATCACCGCCACACCATCCGCACCGGGCTCCCCACGGTGACCTGGGGCATGCTGTACCAGGGCATTCCGCAGTCGAAGAGCTCGACCCAGCAGGTCGATGACACGACCGGCTTTGTCGAGGGCCTGTCGACGGTCGATACGCGGCTGCTCGATATCTCGCCCAATCCGGCGGCGGTGCGGCTCTCCGAAGGCCGTGCCTATCTCGAGGCGATGGCGCAGGAGGTCCAGCGCGGCTTTTTCTATCATGACACGGTCACCACGCCCGAGAAGTTCAAGGGCCTGGCCGCGCGCTACAACAAGCTCGGCGGCGGCGGTGCCGGCAACCAGATCATCAATGCGGGCGGCGTCGGCTCGGACAATACCTCGATCTGGTTCGTCACGCATGGCGATGCCTACACGACCCTGATCCACCCCAAGGGCACCCAGGCCGGCGTGACCCGCGAGGACAAGGGCGAGCAGCGTACCGTCGACGGGAACGGCAATGTCTATTACGTCAAGGAGGAGCTGTTCCGGCAGCATGTCGGCGTCGCGGTGCGCGACTGGCGCTTCAACGCGCGGATCGCGAACATCGACGTATCGGACGTGCAGGCCGGGACCGTCGACCTCTACAAGTTCATGCGCAAGGCCAGCTACAAGCTGCAGAACCGGCGTACGGCCAAGATGAACGGCGATGTCGCGGCGCAGGGCCGGACCGTCATCTACATGAACCGCGACATGATCGAGGCGCTCGATGCGCTGGGCACCAACAGCGGCAATGGCGCGCTGATGATCCGGCCGATGGAGCTCGAGGGCAAGGAGGTCATGTCCTATCGCGGCCTGCCGATCCGCGAGACCGACGCACTCATCAACGCCGAGGCACTCGTCAGCTAGGCAGACCCGCAGAGGCTGCCGTGTCCCCGCGAAGGCGGGGATCTGGAGCCACCGGGCGCAGCGTCCGGAACTCTGGACCCGCGCCTTTGCGGGGGAACGATAGCCCAGCCGGCTTTCAGGACATCAGGAGGATATCATGATCATCGACGCAACCACGCTCTTCTCGAGCGCCCAGGCGATCACCGCCACGGCATCCTCGACCAACATCGTCGATCTCGGCGCGACCGGCACCGTCTACGGCGCGGCCGCCGCGATCGTCCGCGACATCGGCAGGGGGGCGGACGTCCCGCTCAAATGCACTGTGGTCGAGGCTTTCAACAACCTCACCTCGCTGACCATCTCGGTCGAGACCGACGACAATGCGGGCTTTTCCTCGGCGCAGACCGTGTTCACCTCGCCGACCTATGTGCTCGCCGATCTCGCGATCGGTGCACGGAACCTGCTGCCCGAGAGCGTGCCGATCGGCACCAACGAGCGCTATATGCGGCTGAAATACACCCTTGTCGGCACCGCCCCGACCACCGGCAAGATCACCGCCGGCGTAACCGCAGGGAACCAGACCAATGGCTGATCCCGCACCCGTCAAGGAGGCGAAAGCCGTGAAGAGCGAGGCCATAGCGTACACCGCGCCGCACGAGGTTTATACCGGCGGCACGTTGTACGAGCCTGGCGAGGCCTTCTTCACCGCCGAGCCCAAAGGCCGCGAATGGCGGCTCGCGAGCGACGCCGAGGCGCTGCTGGCGATGGAAAAAGCGGAAGCAGCTGCGGCCAAGGCACGCCGCTGACCTGATGCCGGGGCCTGCGCGCCCCGGCCCCCCTTCATGATCTGAGCGCCGGGGAGGGCGCAACCATGGCTTATATTCCCGGCATTCCCACGTCCGAGACCAACGCGCTGCCGTCGCTCGGGACGGGACTTTACACCAGCGGCGCGATCACCGCGCTGACGACCGGCCAGTTCGGTACGCTCGCGATCGATGTCAGCCGCAATCTGCGTGCCCTGGCGACAGTCAACAGCGCGACCGGCGCCGACGGCTTCGCCAACACCAGTCTCGGTTACGGCCAGACCTCCAGCCAGGGCACCGCGACGAACAATCTGTTCGCGATGGCGCCGCATCTGTTCAACGGTACGGGCTGGGACCGGCAGAAAAAGGCGAACGCCGCGCTGCGGCTGCTGTCCTCAGCCGCGACGACCAATGCGACCAGCGTGAAGGCGGCGGCGGGCGATCTGTTCAAGGTCAGCGGCAACAACACGGTCGCCTCGAAACGCTATCTCAAGCTCTACAACAAGGCGAGCGCGCCGACCGTGGGCACCGATACGCCGGTGCTGACCTTCGTGCTGCCGGCGAGCGCGCCCTTTGCGATCGAGCTCGGCGCGAACGGGCAGTATTTCGCGACCGGCATTGCCTTTGCCATCACCGGTGCCGCGGCCGATGCGGACACAACCGCGATCGCGGCGGGCGACATCGAATGCCTCAACCTGACCTACGCATAGGAACAGCCCGTGGCCGTCAGCATCCCCATCTGCAATCTCGCCCTCGGCGAGCTTCGCGCACCCGCGATTGCGGACATCGCCGAGGATTCGATCGAGGCGCAGAATTGCGCGCGCTATTATCCGCAATGCCTGAAGCTGCTGCTCGAGCGGCATGACTGGAGCTTCGCCACCAGGATCGCCACGCTCGCCGAGCTGAGCGACAATGGGCGGGCGAGCGAGTGGCGCCATGCCTATGCGCTGCCCGCCGATTGCGCGACGCCCAAGCGGCTGGTACCGCGGGCTGACGGCAGTACGCCGGGCTGGCCTTCCGATTGGGTGCAGCCCTTCATCGTCGAGGCTGGGATCCTGTACGCGCAGGTCGCCGGCGCGACCCTCGAATATTCGGCTGCCGATATATCCGAGAGGGACATGACGGCGCTGTTCGCCGACGCGCTGGCCTATGCGCTGGCCGCGCGGCTGGCGGTGCCGATCCGCGACAGCCGCGAGATGAAGGGGCAATTGCTCCAGCAGGCCGAGCTCGCCGCGACGCGGGCGATGGCCGATGACGAAAATCGCGAACCACGCCGTGACGCACCGTTCATCGATGAAGTGACGATCGCCCGCACTACGGGCCTGATCGGGCAGGTGCGCTGATGGCGTTCCGCGCTGGCTCCGCCAATTTCTCCAAGGGCGAGATCGCCGAGGAGCTGATCGGGCGCGTCGATGTCCCCGAGTATCAGACGGCGCTACGCCGTGCGCGCAACGTCGTGATCCTGAAATATGGCGGCGTCACCAAGCGGCCGGGTACGCGCCTCGTCGCCGAGGCCTATGCGGGCACCAGCACGGCGCAGGTAACGGCGAGCATCGCCGCCGGGGTGATGACAGTCACTGCAGTCGCGAGCGGCTCGCTGGCCGCCGGGCAATCCCTGTCGGGGACCGGGGTGGCGGACGGCACGATCATCGGTGCCCAGCTCACCGGTACGACCGGCGGCACCGGCATCTATAGCGTGTCACCCGCGCAGACGGTCGCGAGCACGGCGATAACGGCGGCCGGCAACCAGCCGGTTCGGCTGATACCCTTCCAGTTCAGCCTCGAGCAGACCTATGCGCTCGAGCTCGGACAGGGTTATATGCGACCGGCGGCGCTGGGCGGCATGGTGATCGAGGACAAGATCGCGATCACCGCGATCACGCGCGGCGCCACGACCCTGATCGCGGCTGCCTACCATGCCTATGGTGTGGGCGATCAGGTCTATTTCAGCGGTATCGCCGGCATGGTCGAGCTGAACGGCAAGATCGGCCGGGTGCTGAGCGTGGTCGATGCGGGCCATTTCGTGGTCGATGTGGACTCGACCAGCTTCAGCGCGTTCACCGGTGACACGGGCGGCGCCACCCGGACCGCCCCGCCGCCGCCGCCTCCGCCTCCG